GAACCGTTCATAAGATCGAAACCAGCACTATCGCCGATCTCATCGAGCATGGCATCGGCTGCCATAGTGAGCAGGCTCATCAAAGCGCCGTCTTTGCCCTCAGATGATGCCATCGCATCACCGTCTAGGCGAAGGATGCCAAAGCGAAACTTGCGGGCGTACTCGAAGTCTACGCCTTTAGTCTCGCGGATTGCTGCTTGAGCAAGAGCGATAGTTGCGCCGACACCCTGAGGGTTGCCGTACTGGACGGAGAGATGCTCCTTGCGTCCGTTGAATCCGCCCTTTTTCTCAAGCATGTTGAGAGTCGGGTGCATCCGTGTAGATGCGTCGGTGAGCTTGTCGAGGTATTTCTCTTTGTAGAGGAAATCTACGTCTGATAGTTCTGTGGCCATTGTGAGGCTCCTTGCCTCCTAAGCGTTCAGCCGATCCTCTCGTCGCTTCTTGAGCGATGCGAGGATTTCTTCGTCTGTCTTTGCTTGGGGCTTTTTGTTGGTTTTCTTTTTCATAGGAGCCTTCTTTTTCTCTGAGGCTTTGCCGGATTTGTCTTTGTTTTTTGTGCGGGGAAAGAGTTCGTCGGGGTCGAGACCTAGACGCTTGAGCTTGCTTCGCTCGTGCTCTTCAACTGCTTCGAAGATCTGTTTTGTGGTCGGGGGCTTCTTGTTCTGCTGGAAGAGGTGCCGAGCCAGGTCGATGATGCTAGTTCGGGCCTCTGCCGCGTCGAGTTCGCCGATCACCTTTGCTGCCATCGGGTATTCACCGCTGCACCCTTTGACAACGCTATCTGCAAATGTGTTGAGTTCTGCCGCCGTCTCGGCTTCCTGCTTTGAGGTCTCGGCATCCTCTTCCTTCTGCTTCTTCTCGGTCTCGCGTGCTTCGGTGAGCGCTTTCACCTCTGCTCGGAGTTCATCCACCGATGAATCTTGCTCGCCGTCGCGCTCTACTCCTTGCGCCCATGCTTGAAGCTCTGGCTTGGCGTCCGGGGCCTTGCTCTTGCCGTACTTGTAGAGCTTGGCGCCGAGGTCGAGAAAGTCTTGGTGAGTCTCAAGCCCTAGCGACTTCGCCAGAGCGATAGGCGCCTGTCTGATGCGCTTTGTGAGCTTGGCCTGTTTGGCTTCGAGCTCTTCGGCCTTTGCCAGTCGCTCATCAGTTGCGACCTTCTCAGCCTTGAGCTCTTCTAGCTTCTCGCCGATGCGCTGCTTGGCGTCCTTTTCGGCTTCTTGAATGCGAGCGATTTCCTTGTCGGCTTCATCGGATTGGCTCTCCTCGTCGGAGTCTTCGGAGTCGTCTTCGTCTTCGGATTCATCGCTATCACTCTCCTCGGCTTCTTCGCCAGACTCCTCGGCTTCCTCTTCGGTGCCGTCAGAGTCCTCATTGTCTTCGTCTTCGGAGTCCTCGGTCGGTTCAGATCCGGGCTCGTGTTCGAGTGCTTCGCCTACTCCCGAGACTTCCTCGATGTCGTCGGTAGCCCTCTCGGCTTTCACTTCGGCTAGGCTCGCTAGAATTTCGTCGTCTGATTTGATTCCCATGCTTGTCTTTCTGGGGTCGGGTTGCTGCATCAAGCAGCGGAGATTGGCAGCGCATCCATCGGAAGTTCTGCGGTCGGGTCTAAGCTTGGAGGCGCTTGCTCTGGTGCCATTGCAGCGGCTTGCTGTGCGGCCTGCTCAGCCTCTTTCTTGTTGAGCAGGTCAATGGCGAACATCACCCAGTTTCGGACACGCTCGATCGCATCCTCTGGGGCTCCGTCGCTCTCTGCTGCGAGTACGACTTGGGTTAGCCGCCAAATTCCCATCTTGAGAGGGGAGAACGTGGTCGGCATGATGACTTCTCCGTCTAGCATCTCCTCGCCTTGCCGCTCCAGGCTCTCAATCTGAGCCGTGTAGAGCGACATACTGCGAGGGATGTCAGGGTTGCCCATCAGGCGCCGGGACTCTTCAAGGTCGATGATGCCAGCCTGAGCCATGTCCATTGCGAGGCTTGTCAGTCCCGCTGCGGTCTTAGCGATGGCACTTGCTGCCTTGAGCTGCGAGCGGACTAGCACCATGTCCACATCTGCCCACTTTAGAGCGTTCGTGCCGCCCTTAAACGTCGTGCTCTGAATGTCGGGGGCGTCTTTGCCGAGGTCCTTGCAGCGGTCCAGAATGAGCCAAATGATGTCAAGATTGACCTGCTCAAAGTCCATCTCTTGCAGCGCCCATCGTCCGGTTGCAGTTGCGCGAGCTTCTCGAACGCCAACACCAGACTCGATGCCGTCGGGCACGCTGCCGTCCACCAGGTCTCGCGAAGTCCCGAAAGCCTCGTAGCCCTCGTACTTGGTGCGCTCGCGGTAGGCAAGCTGCTCGCCGGAGATCGTTTGCGGCACCACAGTCTGAGGGAGTTGCCCGTCCATCGTCGGCACGTATTGCCCGGTGTGGTTCACAGTGCGCTGCATGTTCGTGATGTTCGGCATCGTCCAGTAAGTCACTGGGCGCGCTCCATTCTCGATCTGCTTGTCTCCGCAGTAGTCCAGCTTGGCCAGCTTGGCCTGGTTCGTCGCGATTCGCTCAGCGCCGCCGATGCCAAAGAACGAAGCGCCATCGCCTTCAGACCAGCGGAAGAGGGCGAACGGGTAGAAGGCCTTGGAATACTCTTCGTCGAGAAGGTCTTTGCTGTCGATGCAAATGGTGTGGCGCCCTGGCTTGTAGCCCTTCTCGCCCTCGGTGCCGATTGCAAGGCTCCAAGATTCGATCACGATTACTTGATTAGGCGAGACGCTGCGGAACTTGTAGCCAGGAGAAAGGCTGCGGAACTCCCAGCCCTGCGAGACAGAGAACGCCACGCCTTTGGCATCGTCGATGGCCTTCTCGTAGTCGGGAAAGTTTGCCTTGAGCTTCTCGGCATCTTCCCGATACCTGTGGTGCAGCTTGCGGTTAACGCAGTTCTCGGTTTCCTCGTCATTGACGAAGATCGAATCTGGCTGGACCGCATCGACTGTGATTTTCTCGGTCAGAGTGCCTGAGACTTTGACAAGCCCTAGTCCTTTGAGCGATGCCGCCCAGACTGCACGCTTGGCCATTTTGTTGGTCTCAAGCGACTTGCTAAGAGTGTCAGCGTACTTCTGAAGCTGGCGAGCTTGTCGCTGCTGCGCCCACTCTGCACCCTCGGTAATGATGCGAGTGCGCACCTCCTGAGATGCCAAGCTCGCGTGAACTGAATCAACAGATGTCGCAATGAGGTTGAAGCTCGGAACTGATCCTCCTCGCCGACGACTAGGCCCGTAGAGGCTCAACTGCCGAGGGTCGTACATACACGACATCTTGGCGAACTTTTCATAGAGGTAGTTCTGCCTGCTCCGAATGTCGCGAACGTCCTGGGAGACCGCATCAAATGCGCGCCCCTTCTCGGCATCGGTCCAGCTATCTACGTTTTCCTCACTCATTGCTGATCGTCCTCATCTTGCCACGGAAGCTTTTCGCCCGGCGCCAGTCCGTAGGCTAGCGGGTCGTCGAGCGGGTCGCCTTCCTCGCTGCCCTGGTCGCCTACACTTGCCTTCGGAATCTCTGGGAGCAGGTTGCCAGCGCTGGGATTTAGCATCACCTCGCCAAACTGCGCAGCCTTGAAGCTGAGCACACCAGCAGCGCGCAAAGCTGGCGCCTTCGCGATTAGCGTGTCGAGGTATTCGCTGAATTCGTTTGGTGAGGTCATAGTGAGTCGTAGTAGTTGTCTTCGAAAAAGAGAGCGCCTTCGTCGTAGTCGTCGCTGTCGTCGTCGCTGTCGTCGTCGTTTGAGGGCGGCTGAAAGTAAGGCTCTTTAGGTGGCGGACTGGAACTGTGCAAGTGATGCGCCTCGGTGCGAGCGTACAGGCCGGCGTCTGAGAGGTCGTTACGTGCTGCCGTGTCTTCTTCGATGCCGCCTAGTTCGTCTGTGACGTATTGCAGGGTCTGAAGCTGAAGCTCGTACTCCGAGCCCTTAATCACCTTGATTCTACCAGCGAGCAGGTCGCCGTTGAAGAGTTCCTGTGCGCTGTGCTTGTCTCGCTTCTCAGCCTTCTTGAAGTAGAGCCCGTAGACGTTCGCCAGCTCTTCGAAGAGAGCCAAGTTGTTCTGCTTGTCGGCAACCTTTACGGCTGGCCATCCAGTTTTGCCAATGAGCCCCTTGGGACTCTTGAGCCTATTCCTTGGCTCAGTGCCTTCTGGAGTTGGACCAAGAAAAAGCGTTGCAGTCGTCTCGGCGTACATGCCTTTCTTGGCGAACTCGTAAACGTGATAGAGCGTCTTCGTCGGGTCGTGTGGAGACCAAGCCCAGATGATGAGCCCGAAAGGGTCGCGGATGCCGGGGTCGATTCCGTAGCTGTAAAAGATCGTGTGCCCTTGAAGATGATCGGGCAGAGTCGCGAATCCGTTCTCGTCCTTCTCCGGATCCCATTGATTGTAGTCCTTGCCGTCTACATGCGGCCTGTATTTGTAGATGTTCTCGGTGTCGTCGTTCGCATCGTTGCCGAGGTACTCGCGCTGCCAGACCGGATGGTCGTCTGACCAGTCGTTGCGCTTCTTCGTGTCGAGAGCCTCATCCCATGCGTTCTTGAGCGCTGTGACATAGGGCGCGCCGTCCTTCAGTGACCAGTGATGAGTTGAGTAGCCTTCTGGAGCGCCGTCTTGCTCCTCAAATGGAGTGCCTATCTTTGAGCCGGCGCGGTTGACCTCGTAAAAGAGCCCGCGCTGTAGTCCTGGGGTCGAGATGAGCCAGAGAGTTCCCCTGTAGTCGCCGAGTCGAGCAGAGAGAACTCGGTCAACGAGTCTCTCAAGTAGGCCAGGTCTGAAGCTTGCGCACTCGTCAATTCCAATCTCATGGAATGCCAGCCCGCGATACCGATCGATATCGCTTTTCGTGGCGGCGCCGCCGAGTTCAAGCGTTGCGCCGTTGTGCAGTAGTGTAATTTTGAGTTCAGATATGCTCTCAGTCGATTTGAATGGGATGCCCAGTTTGTTGAGCATGTCCTTGAAGGGTTCCCATAAGATCTTCTTTGACTGGTGGAGCTTCGGCGCGATGAAGAGGCAGCGGGCTCGGTGCGTTGTGAGCATCCGGTACAGAAACCGGGCTCTTCCGCCTGTAGACTTTCCACCTCGGGCGCCAACTTTTGCGCTTACTCGCCTGTGCTTGTCATAGACGAAGGCCCTCTGCTTCGGATGCAGCGCCTTGTCGATCGTCGCCAGTAGCGCCTCAGTATCAAGCGCCCCCTCTGAGGCCAGTGCTCGCTGAGCCTGTTTCTGCTGGAACCAGGCCCGTGTTAGCGGCTTCACCTACTCTGTGCCACGGGTGCCGGTTCGTCGCTCCGGGGAATCCGTGTGCAGCCCATGACCTCGCTCAGTGGGATGTCGTATTCGATCAGCTCGTCTTTACTAGAGAGCCACTTGATGAAGGGCACCGGGGAGCCGACGATCCACCGTGCAGAGTACCTGCTTGGGCGCGTCTTCGTGCTGCATTCG